CTCGAGGCGGCGGCCGATGCGGGTCATGATCGACTGTTTCATGTCGCTGGCCGCTCGGGCGTCCTTCACGGTGACGGTTTCACGGCCGAGGATGGCCTTCACGCGGGCGATGAAGTTGCCCTTGCTGACGGGCGGCTTGGTGGTCGAGTGGAGCGTCCCTGCGGGCTTCAGGGCCGCCAGGCGGCCTCGTGGGCTCGCGGTCGCCGGCCGTGCCGGTGGTGGCGGCGGCGGCGGCGGGGGTGGTGGGGGTTTCGGCTTGGGCGGGTCGGGTGCTGCCGCTGCCGGCGGGGTGGTCGTGTAGGCGACGGCGGCGGGCGGCTCGGGAATGTCGAGGTGTTTGACGATCTGCGCCTTCGTCGTCGTGTTGAGGCCGGCGTTGTCCATGAGGGCGAGCTGCTCGGCCGGGTCGAGGGCGTCGAAGTCGGGGAGCTGCTTCCCGGCCGGCGCCTTCGGGTGCTTCCACGCGCCGAGGGTGCTGTCCCATTTGAATCCGCTTGCCTTCGCCGTCGGGTGGCCGAGTTTGGCTGCCATCACCTGGCCGCCGTAGCCGGTCCCTCCGGTCTTGAGGCTTTTCACTGGGCTCAGGCCGGCGCTGCCGTAGGGGTCGGCGAGAAATGCGCTCGCCTTGGCGTCGAGGGCTTTGGTCTTGGCCTCGGCGGGGGCGGCCGCCTCCGCCTTCGCGGCGGCGTAGTTCGCTTTCGCCGGGGCGGTCGTCGCCGGGTTCGCGGTCGCCTGGGCGCTGCCCTCGTCAATGATGGTGACGCTGACGCAGTGGCAGTGGACGCTCTCGCTGGGGGGGAGGCTCGGGTCCTTCGGGTAGAAGGCTTTGAACCCTCCCACCTGGTAGAAGGCGTTGTGCTCGATCGGGCCCGTCTCGCCCTCCGGGCCGTAGCGGGCCTCCGCCTCGAGGTGGGTGGTCCGGGCTCCTGGCAGGTGGGCGTTGAGCCAGCGTTTCCTCACGACGGTCGGGTCGCCGGCTGCGGCGAGGCTGTGGGCGAGGGCGGTCTGTGCGTTCTGGCTGCCGAGGGCTTGGGCCCGTCCGGTTTCGGTGACGACGATGGCTCGGGCCCGGTGGGCGATGGTCGAGAAGTGGTTCTTGTCGGTGAGGTTGGCGCCGATGGCGAGGGCTGCTGCGTGGGGGCTTTTCGCTCCGATGACGACGGCGCTGATCTCGGCGTTGATCCGCTTCCTCAGTTGGGTGCTCACGTCCTGGACGAGGTCGGCGGAGAAGCCCTGGAGGATTTGGAGCTGGTCGACGGTGATCGCCGCGCTCAGGGCTTCGACTCCCGCCCGGCCTCCGAGGGGTTTCGTCGCCAGGTCGACGCCGGTGGCGTATCCCTTCTCCTGGAGGCCGCTGATGGTGGTGCCCATGGTTTCGGCGAGGTTGGCGACGGTCTGGTCGATGCCGGCTTTCGCCCGGTTCAGCATCGCCCGGCTCGGGCTGTCCCAGTCGAGGCCGGCGAGCTGGTTCTGGACTTCCGCTCGGGCGCTGTCGAGGAGGCCGATCATGGCGGTCTCCGCCTCGCCGCTCAGCTTCCCGATTTCGCCGAGGAGGGCGTACAGCTGGCTGGCGTATTCCTCCGGGCTCGTCGCCTCCCGGAGCCGGGTGGTCACAGGCGCTCCTGGAGCTCCTCGAGCTTGCCGCTGGTCTCGGCTCGCCGGCGGATCGACTCGAGGGCCGCCCGCAGGTCCTCGTCGGTCGTCTCCTCGTCGTCGGGGTCGGGGAGTTCGTCGGCGGGCACTCCGAGGCTGGGGAGCAGCCGGCGGACGACGACTCTCATGGCCTCCCGGTCGATGACGTCGAGCATGTCGAGTTGGGTGAAGGCGCCGGCGACGGCGGCGAGGCTGGTGGCGGCCGCCTCGATTTCGTCGTCGGTGAGTTGGGGGGTGACGACTTCGACGAGTTCCCCGGCGGGGGCCCGTTCGCCGGTCGGGTTGCCCTGCTCGTCGTGGACGGGGACGACGGCGGGCAGCATGCCGGCTGCCACCTTCCGGTCGACGGCGAAGCGGACGAGCTCCTCGGTCTGCGCCTTCCAGATGGCCTGCGTGTCCTGGAGGCTGCGGAGGACGGGAATGTCCATTTGTTCGGCGGTGCTCCGGTTGGCGTCCTCGGGGTCGCCCAGCCAGTGGGGGGCGAGGCCGGCGCCGGTGGCGATCATGCGGAGGATGTAGGTGGCGGCGGCTACGTCCTCGTGGGCTCCAATGTTGGGCTGGGTGGCGTTGATCTCCATGGCGTCGGTGCGGAAGCGGACGCTGCCGCTCCTCGGCGCCGTGGTCCCCCACACTCTCTTGGCGGCCTCCACCTCCGTCTCGCCGCCGACGACGCCGACGTCCCAGAAGAAGGCCCGGACCGCTTTGATCCGTTCGAGAAGCTCCCAGAGGGTCTGGTCGTAGGCGTCGAGCCAGTCGAGGATGGGGAGGAGAAACGGGGTGCCTCGGGTGGCCGCTCCGATGCGGTCGTGGAGCCAGGCGAAGGTTTCGCCGGTGAGGAGGCCGAGGTCGTCGAGGGCGGGGTCGGTCTGCCGGTGGATGATGTCCAAGGCTTCCTCGTCGCCGTTGCCTCTCCTCAGGACGACCTGTTCGAGGATGAGCTGGTTGAGTTCGCTGGTCGTGATCTTGTCGACCCGTTGGGGGTCGATGAAGCCGACGGTCGTGTTGCCGGTGTCGTCGGTGGCGACCGGGTGGATGCCCTCGCCGTAGAGGAGCCAGTCTCGGGCGAACCGGCGGTGGTTGAGGTCCATCTCGTTGCGTTCGGCGTACCAGAAGTCGTCGGCGGTCTGCTGGACGTCGGGGTTGTCGCAGCTGATGGTGAAGCCGTCGCCGGCCATGAACGTCGTGTAGATCTTGATGATCCGGTTGGCGAGGGGGTTGCGCCGGTAGAGGTCGATGCTGAGGTCCTGGGCTCGGCGGAGGGTGGCGCCCTGGAGGTCTCGGAGGCCTCCGCCGGCTGTCCGGTAGAGGTTGTCGTCGGGGTCGATCGGGGCGGCCTCCTCGACGTGGTAGTGGTGTTCGATGCGGGCGTCGGCTCCTCGGAGGGCGGCCCAGGCGTCGGCGAGGCGGCTCATGTGGGGCGTCAGCCTAGACGCGTCGAGGGCCCTCGCCCGGTCTCCCGGTGGGCCCTCGCGCTTCCTCCGCTCCGCTCGGCCTCGTCAGGCCGGCCGCCAGCCTAGCTCGAAGGCTTTGACGAAGTACGGGGCCCACGTCGCCGTCGTGTTTCGGCAGGGCGGGCATCCGCAGCCCTGCGGCGGCCAGGGGCCGGCGGTGGTGTGGGGGATGGGCTCGCCGTCCCGGTCGCTGTACTGCGGGCCGGTCTCCACTCGCTGCTGGCAGTCGTGGCAGAGGGCGTCTCCTCCGTCGGCGGCGACGGGGAACGGTTCGGTTCCCCAGCGGGTGAGGATGCGGCTGTTGCACCAGTCGCAGATCCAGGCGTCGAGGGCGAGGCCTCCGGTCGTGTCGATGACGACGGCGGGCCCGAAGGGGGTGTCGACTTCGTCGCCGTGGTCGTATTCGCGGTGTTCGGTCAGGTGGGCTCGGTGGCCGGCCGGGTTGGTGATCCAGTGGCGCTCCTCGGTCCTCACGGCTTCTCCTCGCTGGGTTTGGTGTCCGGGTCCGAGACCCATTTCACTCCGGGGCCGAACGTGCCGAAGCGTCCCGCGTGGTCGGCGGCGGTGGTCTTGTTGTGGGGGCTGGTGCGGAGGGCTTTGGCGGCCGCCTCGGGTATCCGCATGATCTTGGTGGGCTCGGGGCGGCGTTGGCCGTCGTCGCTGATGCGGATGAGGCGCACCTCGGGTTCGCCGTTGGCGGCCCAGTGGGCGGCGGCGGCGGCCTGTGCGGCCTCTCGGGTCTGGTGGGCCTGCTGGATGTCCCGCCAGGCGAGGCTGGTCCGGTCCCACCATTGGACTTTCCAGTAGGGGTCGAAGCGGGCGCTCCCTGCCCGTCGGGGGCGGGGGTCGCCGTTGCCGTGGAGTTCCATGTCCGTTTTCCTTTCTCGGCTGGTGCTCTACCAGCCGGCGTTCTCGGCGCAGATTGGTCCGATGCCTCGGGCGACGCTGTCGGCGTCCTCGAGGGGCCGGTTGCAGATGCCGCAGCGGCCGACGAGGCGGCCGTAGGCGGCGCTGGCTGCGGCCGGGTCTGCTGCGATGGTCTGGAGGGCTTCGACGATGTCGCCCTTGTAGGTGCCGCCTGGTGTCTGGCGGCCGTAGTTGCGTCGGCTGCCGTAGGCGGCTCCGTCGTCTACGAAGGTGTGGCCGGCCCAGTTGCCCTTGGTCACGTGGTTGATGCGGACCTTGAGGCGGGTGGTGCCGTCGGGGACGGCGTAGTAGCCGGCGGGGATGGTGGTGAGGTCGAGGCCGGTCGCCGGCTTCTCCTCGGCGGCCTTCTGGGTGGCGGTCTTCTCGGCGGCTCGGGTGTCGCACTTCGCCTTCATGCTGCGGGCGGCGTCCCACTGCTTGGGGCTGAGGCTGTCGGCCTCCATGCCCTTGGCGTAGAACTGCTGGGCGAGGCTCTTGGCGAAGGCGCTCCACTCCTGCTGGTTGAGCCAGGCGGCGAGGTGCTGCTTCTCCTCCAGGTCGGCGGCTGCGGCGGCTTCGAGGGCGGCCTTGTTGCCGGGGTCGAAGGTGGGGCTGTCGAAGTGCTCGCCGTGGCGGGCGGCGAAGTCGGGGTCGCTGGCGAACGCCTGCCGCTCCTGCTCCGCCTCGGCGGCGGCGTGGGCGGCCTTCCAGGCGAGGTCGGCGGCGACGGTCGGGTTGAGGTGGTGGTCTCTGATCTGGCCCATGGTCCTCAGCCCTCCTGGCCGGTCGTGGTGGTTTCGATGCTGATGGCGAGGATGCCGTTGCGCTGCATCCAGGCTCGGGCTCGGGTGAGGCTGTCGATGCGGCCGAGGGCCTCGAAGGTCTTGGTGCGGGGCGGGATGCTCCTGCTCATGTAGGCGGTCCGGTAGGTGACGGTGGTGGTGTCTCTCATGGGGCCCACTATGCGGGAGGACGCCTCGGGTGTCAAGGGGTTTGTGGCGGTTTATTCGTGGGGGAATGGGCAGTCGTAGATGTCGTGGGCCTGGCAGTAGGGCTGCTCCTCGATCGCCCAGCCCTCGTATTGGGTGGCCCAGGCGACGCTCTGGCCCTGGGCCCGGTGGAGCCATCCGACGGCCTCCATGTAGGTGAGGCCGCTCGGGCTCTGCTGGCGGCCGTCGCGGTAGACGGCGTAGCCGGCTTCGCCGGTGGTCGTGTTGTCCGGTTCCGGGGTCTGGTCGCTCATGGTCTGCTGGCCCATTGTGCCGCTTTCTGGGCGTGCCAGTCCGCCTCTCGGGTGTGCCGGGCGGCTTCGGCTTCGGCTCGGCGGAGCTCGTCGTTGAGGGTGGTGGTGGTCTGGGGGCTGACGCCGCTGCCTTCGGCGGCGCTGCGGAGGTCCTCGATGGCGTCGGCGATCGCCTGGTATGCGGCGGCGTGGCCGGCGGCCTCCATGGCTCGGCGGCCGTGGAGGGCTGCCTGGTCGCTGCCCAGGCTCTCGGCGGGGGTGGCGTGGCGGAGGACTTCGACGGGGCTGTCGAAGTGGCCGCCTCCGTCGAATGCGACGGTGGCCCAGTGGCCGTCGGTGTCGTGGACGGTGCCGGTGCGGCCGGCGGGGTCGACGACTCGGTCGCCTCGGCTGATGCGTGGGCGGCTCATCGGGCTCCTCCTGCGCGGCTGGTGGCGATCTTCTGGGGGGTGCCGCTGTGGGCGAAGCGGGCGCGGCCGGTGACGCCGGCGCCGTCTCGGCTGTTCTCGCGGGCGAGGCCGTAGGCGACGTCGGCTCCGAGTTCGGCGTCCTCGAGGAGGGCGGCGTAGGCGCCGTAGGGGGTGTCGACTCGGACTCGGCGGTCGGTGGTGGGGGCTGTCATCGGGTGTGTCTCCTCAGGGCTTGGCGGGCTGCCCGGAGGCGGCCGGCGGTGACGGTGTAGGTGGCGAGGCGTTGGGCGATGGTCATGGGGTTGCTCCGATCTTGTCGTTGGGGTGGAGGTTGGTGTAGACGAGGCCGTTGGTGAGGGCGAGGCCGATCCGCTCTTTGCCGGCTCGGGTGGTCGTCCAGGCTGCCTTGACGGTGGTCTCGCCGTTGGGGGTGCGGATGGTGTCGCCGGGCTTGGCTTCTGCGGCTGTCATCACCAGGTCTCGCAGGCGGTCTCGATGGAGATGGCGGCGTGGTTGCGGCTGCATCCTCTGGTGGCCTTCTCGCAGGTGTCGGTCTCGTCTCGGCGGGCGGTGGGGGCCCAGGCGTCGATGGCGGCCTGCCGGTCGCGGTAGTGCTCGCGGTGGGTGCTGTCGTCGGGGAGGGTGATCTTGGCGGTGATGCAGGTGCCTCGCTCGCAGACGAGCTCGTTGCAGCAGGTCGTGTAGCCGTCCTCCATGCGGAAGGGGTCGACGGGTCTGCCGCACAGGTCGCAGTGGCTGGTGGCCTGCTGTGGGGTCTGCTGCTCGATCTGGAACGTGCCCTGGTCGGTGGTCACGCTGAAGCGGAGGGTGTCTCTCATGAGGACGAGTATGCGGCTCCTCCTCGGGCTGTCAAGTGGTTTGTGGCGGTTTGTGGTGGGGCGCCGGCGGGTACTTGGTGGGCCTCATGGCTTGGCTTTCGAATGCTGCGGCGGTCCTCGCCGTTGTCGCCGGGATTCTCGCCGTTGTCGAGCTCCTGCGGGGCGGCGGGTCGCCGCTCGTGGTGGCGGTCCTCCTCCTGTGTGTGGCCGTCGTCGTGCTCGTCGTCGGCGCCTGACCTACTGCCAGCGGCTCTGCCTCGCTGCGGCGTAGGGGTCGGCGGGTTCCTCGCCGCCGTGCTCTGGGTCCTGGTCGGGGTTCCAGCCGGCGACTTCGCTGCCGTTGCGGAGGTCGTCCCAGGCCCAGTAGGCGGCGTCGGCGAGGTCGAGGGGGGCTGTCTTGGGGAAGCGGGCGAGGGCCCGCTCCAGGGTGTTGTGGGTGCCGAGGACGTGGCGGATGCGGCGGCCTGGCTTTTCGTAGTCGGCGAGCATGAGGCTGGCCCGGTGGACTTTGGGGTCCTGGCCTTGGCCGGCTTTCGCCTCGCGGAAGGTCTGCCGGTGGATGCGGTCTGCGAGGTCGGTGTCTCCTCGGGCTCGGGCTTCGGCTTCGGCGGCGTTGCGGGCGGTGGTGAACACGGTCCGCCAGGTGTCGCCTCCCTGGTCGGTTTCGACGCCGACGCTGGTGGCGCCGTGGATGGCCGCCTGGGTGATCGCCCGTTTGATCGATGCGAGGGGGGTCGCCTTCTCCTCCCAGCTGTACAGCCTGTAGATGGTGCCGGTGGTGCTCGGGCCGTCGATGCCGTCGATCTGGATGGCGTGGCTGTCGCTCTCGTCCCTCTTGGTGACGGCCGGGTCGACCCAGCAGACGACTCGGGTGAGGGGCGGCAGGTCGGCGTGGTCGATGCGGAGGGCTGCCATGTCGAGGTGGTCGAACATGCCTCCGGGGGGCGCTTCGACTTCGTGTTGCGCCTCCTCGCGGAAGGCGGTGATGCCGATTTCGTCTACGTCGGCCTGGCAGGTGGCGAGGTCCTGGCCCGCCCAGGTGGGGCTGCCGGCGAGGATGGTCTTGTGGCCGTTGTCGTGGTAGCTCATGTCCTCGAGGGCGGGGATGGGGCCGCTGAGGATCCGGTTGGTGAGGAAGCCGGCGGTGCCGTCGGCGAGCTGGCTGAAGATCGACGTCGGGGTGATCAGGTTCTGGATGAAAAGGAGGACCCGGTCCTCTGAACCGGCGGGGATGAGGGTGCTCTTGATGGTCTCCTTCTTCTTGGCGGTGGTGGCGGCCGTGTCGTGGCGGCCGTCGATGTCGTCGAAGATGAGGCCGCCCGGCCGGGCCTCCTCGATCTTGACGCCTCGGGCTGCCGTGTCGAGGCCGACGGCGTCGATGGTGAAGCCGGCGGCGGTCCTCAGACGGTTCCTCCTCCAGCCCTTGCTGCTGCCGTACTTGTTGACGGCTCGGCGTGCCAGGTCGGGGTAGAAGGTCGCCACCTCCTCCGACTCGAGCATGGCGCCGATGGTGTCGACGTGGTCGTCGGCCTGCTCCTGGACTTCGCTGATGTACCAGAGGTAGCTGCGGACGGGGGCCCGGCGGCCGTCGGGGTGGCGGGTGTGCCGGCCGAGGGCGACGGCGCCCATTTCGGCGTTGGTGCTTTTCGCTCCTCCTCGCGGCCAGATGCCGACGAACGGGCGGGGCCGGCGGCCGGGTTCGATCGCCCACACCCAGGTCCAGAAGTGGCGGTGGTGGGGGCCGTCGGCGACGACGGCGCCGGTCGTGTCGGTCTGGTACTTCTCGAAGAGGGTCAGCTTCCAGGTCAGCGGGTCGGCTTCGAGGCGGTCGAGCTGCTCTCGGGTGGCGGGCATGGGCTCTCAGCCGAGGAGGTGGTGGAGGATGGCGCCGAGGGCGATGCCGATGAGGGTGATGGTGCGGCGCTCCTCCATGGTCATCGGAGGGCCTCCTCGACGTGGCGGCGGTCTGCCGGCCGCCAGACGTGGTGTTCGTGGGTGGGCTCGCCGGCGGTGGGGGTGAGGGCTCGGGCCCAGGCCTCCTGTTCGGGGCGGAGTCGGCTCCTCGGGCTGTCGGTTTTGAGTTCGGCGAAGATGACCCTGCCGTTGCGGGCGAGGACGAGGTCGGGGAAGCCCTTGTCGCCCTGGATGGGGGTCCGCCAGCCCTGCTCGGTGCGGGCGGGTCGGGCGTGGTGGACGTGCCATTTGAACAGTTTGGCCAGGTCGATCACCTGGTGTTGCCAGGCCTCCTCGGTGAGGGGGAGGCCGGTGGTCATGCGTTCGCCGGCTCCGGGTTCTTGAGGCTGGCCTCCCACTCCTCGTCGGTCATGTCCTCGTCTCTGGTGTGGGTGGTGGCGTCGGCGTTCGGGTTCTCCTCGAGGGGGAGCCTCGGGTGGTCGATCTCCTCCTTGAGGAAGCGCATTGCCTTGTCGGCGATGTCCGCTGCGGTGGTGGTCGGGTCGAAGGTCAGGACCGAGTCTTTGGTCTGCTGCTGCCAGCCGGTGTCCGGGTTGCTGACGGTGACGGTGAGTGTGACTTTGAGGCCCATCGTGGTTCTCCCTTCTCGTGAGCTCCTGGCGGGAAAGGGTAGGGCGCTGTGAGGCTGGCAGCTGGTGTTTCCTCAGCCGGCCACGTTCCAGATGACCACTCCGTCGCCGATGGCGCGGTCGGCGACGTGCTCCCAGACTTTGGCGTCGTAGTTGGCGGTGCTCGGGTATGGGGGCGGCCTGCGGGCGGCCTGCTCGAACGGCTGGGGGTGGTGGTGGGGTTCCGCCTGGCCTATGTCGGCGTCCTGTTTGCCGACGAGGATGGCGTGGTGGTCGGCGTTCGGGTAGACGTCCTGGAGGGTGCGGGTGAGGGTTCCGCTGCCGGCGGCCACCCACACTTCGGCGGGGTCGGTGATGGCGGCGACGAGCTCGTCGGCCCGGTAGGGGGCGAGGCGGCCGGTGACGGCTCGGAGGGGGCCGGGGGCTGCTGCGGCCTCCTCGAGGGCGGTGCGGATGCGGCGGGCGAGGGTGGTGCGGAAGGTTTCGCTGTCGAAGCCGAAGGGGAGGACGGCCCGCTCCGCCGGCGCCTCGGCCGCCCAGGCGTTGGCCCGGTGTTGGGTCTGGCTCAGGTAGCCGGGGGCGATCTCGTGGATGCGGGCTCCCGCCTGCGCTGCGGTGGTCGTGTTGGGGTGGGGGTGGTGGCGGCTTGCGGTGAAGATGTGGGCGGTGCGGTGGGTGAGGCGGGCTCCGTGGGCGAGGGCGATCTGGGCGTAGCCGTAGGCGGGGCCGGCGTAGGCGACGTGGGGTGGGAGGCCGTCGAGGATGGCGTCGACGGCTCTCGTTTTCGTGCCTCCGGGGATGATGTCGTCTCGGACGACGGTGATGCCGTGGTGGCGGCTGGCGGCGATCGGGTGTTCGAAGGGGGCGGCCGGGTTCATGGCCGGCGTCCTGGCGGGTTGGGGCAGGTGACGAAGTGGTTGAGGTGGAGGGGTGTGCCGGGGTCGGTGAACAGGTCCCGGTCTGGTCGGACGACCCGGTATTCGTCGCCGTCGAGGACGATGTTGCCGTCGGGGTGGGGTTCGGGGTCGATGGGGGCTGGCCGGCCGGTCCGGTTGTTGCGGGCCCAGCGGATGGCGGCTCCGCAGCGGCGGCAGGGTTCGGCGCTCATCCGTCGGTCCCGGTGGGCGGGTCTCCGGTGCCCAGCATCTTGATGCGGATGGTCTCGCTGCGTTCGAGGGCCCGTTCGGCGTCGGCGTCGCTGCCGACCAGGTGGTCGAGGTCTGCGAGGGCGTCCTCGCCGGCTCGGCCGATGCGGAGTTCGGGGAACCGGCGCTCGAGGAGGCGGTCCCACATGCGCCAGTCGTCTCCTCCGGTCTCCCTCATCTTGCCGATGGCGCTGGCGAAGAAGCGGGAGTCGGCGGCTCTGACGCGGTCCGAAAAGTCCGAGAAGGGGGTGGGGGCGTCGTTGATGGCGGCGGCGATCTGTTCTTTCGTGGCGCTGCGGGGGATCTCGATTTCTCGTTCTCGGGCGATGCGCTGGAGCTCCGCCTTGCGGTGGTGGTCGGGGTTGATGGGGTGTTCGTTGTCTCCTCGGCTGAGCCAGTCGAAGAGGGTTGAGGCGGCGATGCCGGCGGCTTCGGCTGCTCGGCGGCGGGGGACGCCTCCTTCGATGAGGTTGACGATGAAGTCGGCGAGTTGTGGGGTGAGTTTGGTGGGCCGGCCGGTCATGGGCGGGGCTCCTCGGGGGCGGGGGTGCAGGAGGCCGCCGTCAGGACCGGGCGCCGGGTTGCCCGTGCGTCGGCTCCTCCTGCTGCCGAGGTTATTTGCCCGGTGGGCCCGCTCTGGTGGGTCCTCCGGTCGTGATGCCCTGGCCTCCGGGTCTGTTGGGCGGGGTGTGGGCCGCTCCCGGCTTCCTGGTGGCCGCGCCACTCTCGGCTTGGCGCTGGTCTCATAGTTCGGGGAGGGTGTCGACGGCGACGGGGCCGGCCGCGGCGGTGGCCTTCTTCCCGTCGCCCTTGGCGAAGACGAGGACGTCGGTGTGGTTGCGGCCCAGCTGCCAGGCTTTGGTGAACGTGTCGGCGACGGCTTCGGCGATGGGGCCCTCTCCCTCCTTGCCGAAGATGAGGACGTTCTGGTGTTGTTTGCCGAGTTTGCGGCTGGCTTCGAATTGGCGGCCGGCGGTGACGGCGAGGCTGCCGGTGGGGGTGACGAGGATGGCGTCGTTGTAGAGGTGGGCGCCGGCCTGCTGGTGGAGGCGGATGGTGTCGGCGACGAGGCCTCGGTAGTTGCCGTGTTTGTCCCTCACGTCTCCGACGACCCAGACGGCGAAACGGTCTTTGCGGAGGCGGTCGAGGGTGGCTCGGATGATGGCGTCGAGGGTTTCGAGGAAGCGGGGGTAGGTCATGTTGCTGAGGTCTCGTTCGTCGTCACTGTATTTCTCGAGGTCGTAGTAGGGGGGGCAGGTGAGGATGAGGTCGGCGGGGCCGTCGGGGAGGTCGGTGCTGCTGTCTCCGTGCTGCCAGTCGGGGGCGGGGCCGGCGTCGGGGATGGCGGCGTCGATCGCCTGCCATTGCGCTCGGTTCGCTTCGAGTTGGTCGGCGGCGAGGTCCATGCCGGTGTACGGGTGGCCGAGGATGGCGGCGACGACTCCTCGGACGCTTCCGCCGGCGAACGGGTCGAGGATGGTTCCTCCGGTGGGGGCGAACCAGCGGCAGGCGATTTCGACGAGGACGGGGTCGAAGATCGATGTGCCGGCGGCGCCCATGGTCGACTCGTTTTCGGGGAGGCGGAGGTACTTCTCCTCGAAGGTCTTGTTGGGGAGCTCCCGGCCGAGGTAGGCCTCGATGGTCCGTTTCTGGTCGTAGTAGTCGGGGACTCGTCCGCTGAGGCTGTCCATGGCGAGGTCCTCTTTGCGGCCGAGTTCTGAGCGGATGCCGAGGGCGAGCCATTCGGCTTTCCGTTCCCGCCAGTAGCCTCGGCGGCTGTCGAGGACGGTGAAGGGGGGGACGAGGAACCGTTCGGCGAGGGGTTTGGTGACGGCTGCTCGGGCGGGGCTCAGGAGTTCGGCGAGGTCCGCGGTCGTGTAGCCGGTGCCGTCGAGGCCGAGGTCGCTGGTGTCGAGCTGTCGGAGGATGGTGGTGAGGGTGTCGGGGTCTCGGACGCCGAATTCGGCGAGCCGGTTGTCGGCGATGAGGATGGCGAGGGCGGTGTCGTCGTCTACGTCGATGATGTTGGCTTTGATGGTCGGCCAGCCCTCCTCGCCGGCGGCGTCGAAGACGTGGGTGCCGGCGATGACTCTCATGCGGCTCTCCTGGACGACGATGGTCCGGTATTGGCCGAAGCGGCGGAGGCTCTGGCGGAGGTCCTCGACGTCGTTGCGTCGGTTCGGGTTCTCCGGGTGGCGTTCGAGGTCCCGGAGGGGGATTTCTCGGGTGCTGACGATGGTGGCTTTGGTCACGGCTGCGGCTCCTCGGGGGTCCAGGGGCTGGCCCATTTCGTCTCGGGGCCCTTCTGCCCTCGCCGGCGCTCCTGCTTCAGGGGGATCGTCTCGGTGTCGTGTCCCCGCGCGTCGTGGTCGAAGGCCTCCGCGGTCGTAACCGTCGCCTGGCAGGTGTGGCAGCGGTGGATGGTGAAGGTCACAGGCGTTGCCCTCCGACGGTGATGGTGATGGTGACGCCGGCGTCGGCGAGCTCGGCGTTCATGGTGCGGGCCCACTCCTCGAGGGCGGCCTTGGCGGCCTCCTTCGCCGCCTGGAGGTCGGGGTCGGGTTCGTGGGCTCGGCAGGGGGCGCCGAGGGTGCAGACGCAGGTCGGCTGTCGGTCGCTCATGGTTTGAAGGCCCAGACGATCGCTTGGCTGCCGGTGCGGGTCGGGCGGCGGCGGCCGGTGTCCTCCGCCCAGCCGTCCTTGACGAGGCTGTTGCGGGCGGGGATCTCCGACTGGAGCATGATGCCGGTCTGCTCCTGGAGCTCCTCGTCGGTGGCTCCCTCCTCGCCGGCGGCCATGAGAGCCGTCAGGACGGCCGCTCTGCGGGTTCCGCTCCTCGGTTGGGCTCGGGTGGCTGCCTGGTGGCTTGTCTCCGGGTGGGCGCTGCTGGTGGCTGTCGTCGTCCGGTCGATCGCCGGTCTCGGCTGGTCGAAGAGGCCGGGTTGGGCCCAGGTCTGTTCGTCTCCGCAGGGGCAGCGGCGGATGGCGTGGCCGGAGAAGCGGTGGTGGCCGTCGGTGAAGTAGGGGCAGCGGGCCCTCATGGGCTGATC